CACCGCCCGCAGCATCATGGAACGAAAGCTTTGCAGAAGTGGCTAAAACTAGTTCATCGCCAGACATATCCCATTGTACATATTTGCCCGATGTTTCTCCATAAAAGATGAAATCAACACCATGATCGTCAGCACCACCAATTAAAGTTCCTTCAGTGTTGCCGTCAGCATCCCACTGAATTCCAACATGGGCAGCGGTGCCCGCGGAGTACGCAAAGAAGTCTTGACCGGAGCCTGCGCTAGCACCTACCTTCGTAACACCACTAACTGTCAGCCCTTGACTGTTTGTGGTAAGAGTTGTGCCGGGTTCATCAATGGTTTTGTCGTCTCCGTCACACGCCATGATAACGCCGGCAGTAGTAAAGGTGCTTCCCGCTGATACGTCACCGGAGCCTCCACCGCCACCGGATGCGGCTTCCCAACCGGGCACGGCGCCATTTAAAGTAAGCACATGATTATCGCTACCAACAGCAATCCGAGTTAACACACCGCTGGCGTTATTATAATACATATCACCAGAAGCATCGGACCCTAAAGCAAATCCGCCATTGGGTATGTCTAAATCGCCGGCGATTGTGGTGAGGGAACCTGTTCCGGAGCCGATTGTAACATCAACTTCATCCTCAGCGTCTCCATCGCCAATGGTTAAGCCGGCAACTAATTCTCCGTCATGTGAGGCGACTGCGAACTGCATCTTACCGCCTTCTTGGCCATCGGTGTGTACGGCAACACGAGTTCTAATCCGTCCAAACAAAACTTGATCTTCGTTTGCGTCATCGCCATAGAATTGAATTATTCCCACATCATCGTTAGCTGTGCCGGCGGCGCCCTTATCTTTAACGAATCTTAAGCGTGCGCAGCCAGTATCGTTAGTTGTATTCTTGATAATAACCAGCGGATCTGTTGCATTGGCTGATGTAAAAGTTACAGTATCGGCAGTTACGGACATGTCTCCAACAGACGTAAGAGCTGTCGCACCAGCAATAGAACCAGCGTTTGTTATGCCGGCGCTTTGAAGATTAACTGCGCCATCGACAGTTAAACTTCCGAATGCGGCCGCGCCAGAACCAGAAACGGTTGTTGCGCCGGCAATAGAACCAGCGTTTGTTATGCCGGCGCTTTGAAGATTAACTGCGCCATCGAGAACTAAACTTCCGAAAGAGCCGGCTCCAGAACCAGAAACGCTTGTTGCGCCGGCAATAGAACCAGCGTTTGTTATGCCGGCGCTTTGAAGATTAACTGCGCCATCGAGAACTAAACTTCCGAAAGAGCCGGCTCCAGAACCAGAAACGCTTGTTGCGCCGGCAATAGAACCAGCGTTTGTTATGCCGGCGCTTTGAAGGTTTGCCGCCCCATCGAGAACCAAACTTCCGAAAGAGCCTGCGGCTGATGAAGAAACTGTGCTGGCGTGCGATGTCGCACCAGAAATATGAACTGTACCGCCATCTACAAAATATACACTTCCCGTAACTATAAGTTCGCCCGAACTTATCACTAGCGCAGGACTAGAACCCGTAATAACAACGGAACCACCGGTAGTAGTAGTCGATCCGCCGCTGCCTGATGTGTAAGAGCCGCTTGGTGACCACGCAGAATAAGTGCCTGAACCTGAGCAATAGGATCCGCTAGCGCCAAAGGCAGAACCGGAGCCCGGGCTGCTGTATGATGTGGTGCTACCAGAAGTAGTAGTCGATCCGCCGCTGCCTGATGTGTAAGAGCCAGAAGTTGAAAGCTCAGAAACCCCATCAGATCCAGATATATAAACTGATCCAGTGAGCCCAATGGTGCCGTGTGAACCGGATATCGAAGTAGTTGAAATTCCCATTATTCATCATCCTCCAGTGGAATCAGGCTCATCTTATATCTCTTGCCTGTTTTATTATTAATTACACACAAATAATTTTCTTCCTCAAGAATCGTCCAATCCCCACGATTATTTTTAAGATGCAAGTCGCCTGTGTATAGATTTGCCCAGCGTTTTGCAACAGAACCCAGATTATAAGAGTTGTCTGTAGATGGCAATATATGACTACCAGCAGTAATTGATCCGGTAGTCGCGAGGGTACTACCAAAAGTTGCAGCGCCAACATTATGAAGAACATTAGAGCCGCTGATGGCGCCCTTAACCTGAAGAACGTTACTGCTCAGCGTGAGAAGATCCGTATCGCTGTCGCAGCCAATTGTAGAGCCATCATCAACGGCAAGAGTCTTGAGCGCAGTATCACCATCAGCATCAACCGAAAAGCCAGTCATTGTGATCGTGCCCATTGTAAGATCGCCAGAGCCGTCAATACTTGTTGCGCCGGCGATCGCGCCGGCATTTGATATGCCCTTGCTTTGAGGATTTATGGCACCAGCAGTTGTAAGGGCACCAACACACGATAGCGTACCAGAACCAGAAATATTACCAGCAACGGTCATATTGTGGGACGCGTCAATGGTAAGTGAATTATTGGCTAATGTACCATCAAAAGAAGCATCTGTATTAATTACAAATGCATCGGCACTGTCATCAATGCCCATTATAGTTTTAAGCGTGCTGTGTCCAAAAGTTACTGTTCTATCGGTACCATCAGAATCCGGACCAATTGTCAAAGAACCAGTCATGGACACGTGATTTCCGAATGTGGCTGCTCCTACCGCATGAAGAGTAGATGAGCCAGAAACAGTACCAACTACAGCTAAAGCTGAACCATTAAAAGTCAAATTTGACTCACCCTGTACGGTGTCGGAATCTGTAAATGTTGCAATCTGATTATTGGCCGGTGTACCGGTTGCATCTATTAAACTTCCAGCCCAAACTTTAGAGTCAATTTCGTCTGTTACAATCGAACTTCCGTTATAAACAAGCACTGTATTATCAGTACCAGCAGCAACATTATCGAGCTGAATTGTCTGAGCCTTAATAACAACTGAGTCGCCGCTAGCATCTCCCAGAATCGTACTTCCAGACACATGAAGATAGCCCTCTGTGATCACAGCAGTTTTGAACATTCCCTTTGTGGAGCCAGAAACATCATTACCAAATGTGGCAGATCCTGTAGTCGCCAACGTACTTCCAAATGTAGCAGCTCCCACCGCATGGAGAGTAGATGAGCCTGAAACCGTGCCAACAATCGTGAGCAAATGTGATGGAGTCGTTGTCCCGAGGCCGACCTTACCGGTACTGGTGATTCGCATTTTTTCTGTTGGGGCACTATCATCACCCGCAGTATAAAAGGACATGGCAGCAGCAGAATCCGCATCGCCTTGCTCTTCTCTAACAACCGCCACACTGCCGCCGTGATCCGAGCCGCCAGTTTCTCCAACGTAAAAAGTAATGGCAGGTCCGTGTCCAGCGCTCATATCAACGCCTTCATCTTGCTGTTCCAGCCTCAGTAATTCCATGGGTGTGTGGTCGCCGCCGGCCGCTGCTTTATATATGTGAACTGGCGCAGATGGTTCGGTGCCGACACCAAGCTTAGTATTAACAGCATCGAATTTGTAAACCAGAGAGTCACTGTTCTTATAGATCTCCATGCTTCCGGTACGAACATGTAAATCTGTCTGATCATCACCAAAAAATGTCGATCCTGTAGCATCAATAATTGCAATATCATCGATATGATAGGTGCTGGCGCTGATTGCGCCTGTTATGATTAAGTTCCCAGAAAGCACCAAGGTGCTTGGATCATAACTATACCTTGACGCTGTATAATATGAAAATAAATGAGAGCCAGTAGTGGCCCCCCCTGATTCAGTTACAAACTGAAGCGACCATGCTGGACCTTCTGAGCCGGAGCCGGCGATTTCATCACAATTGATATATGCCCAGCTAAAGCCCATGTTAACCGACCCCTAAAGAACCTGACCAGTTGGGACCTCCAGCTTCGACAGTGCCGTTAACTGTACGATCAATAGTATCGACTCGCGAAGAAGGAATATTCGTGAGGCCGGCGACTACATCAAAATAATATACCGCATTATCCTCCGACAAGAACCACAGTTCGCTAACTTTTAAATCCAGGGGCCCGCGCAAACTTGAACTCATATGAAGCCTAAAATTATAACCGCCATTAGCATCGTCGGTACCTTTACCATATAAGCCATGCTTGCTAAACGCCACTCTCAGTTCTCTCGACTTCATTGCTTGCGCTGGCTGAATCGAAACCCATTTAGTAAGGTATGGGAACCGAACAACCATTGGGGTGGTTCCACTAATGGGCGCAATGCATGCGCCACTTACAAATGGCTTTCCGCTTACTTGATAAGAACCGACGTGATTTAAACCCGGCGCTAAATTCCATGAATTTGCTGGCATACTAATCTCCTAAAATAGCTATTCAATATAAATAGTCACTTATTTCTTCTATTGCGCCTTTCTTGCGCTCTTTGTTTTTTTAGTTGTTCGCGCTGTCGTGCGCGTTGTGCTCTTAAGCGTTTTTCTTTCTTGGCAACAGAGGGTTTCTTATATCGTCTTCTATCTTTAACTTGTTCTATAATCCGTTCTTTCTTTACTTTCTTCATAAATTTACGAATCATTTTTTCGCTGTTATTTCGACACTCTCGTGCAGTTACAGAGACATTTACATTTTTTTTCATATCAATCCTATTTCATCGCATCCCAGATTCTAGATGCATCTCCCATCAACGAAGAGATATCTACACCAGGATCTACTGGGTTTCCTAAATCAACAGATCCTGCTTTTGGGGCGCCTGCTTCGTAAGAACTCATCGCTTCAGTGTTCTCAAATAGATTAACGCCGTTATATGCGTCCGAATTGATTGAGTCCATTAAACTTGCGCGATGTTTTTTTAATTTATTTCTTGAGTCTTGAGCCTTTTGTTGCATTTGTAAGCTTTCTTTAACTACGTTCTGCGATGTTTTTTGTCGAGCTTCAACAACAAGATTTCCTTGCATTCCTTTTGCAACTTCTGCAACCACATTAGACAAAAGACCCTCTTCTAAAAGAACTTCGTGTATGCATTCTTTTACAAGTGGTTTAATTAATGTCTTTAAATCTGCTTTCTTCATAAATTATCCTTTAATAATGCCGGCAATAACTTTCCAGCGATTGAGTGTTTTTTGTTCTTGTAGTTTAAGATGTTCTTCGAACGGAGCCAGAGGTGCGCCGCGAGCGCTGGTTCTTGGACCGAAGCCGCGGCTCTCTTTGCCTTGGACATTACCTTGAGGTGTTTTTAATTTTACATCTCTTGGCTTATTGGGATCATCATCCATTAGCTCTGGTTTCCAGCCGCCGGGCGGTGCGGTCAAGTATTTTTTACGCGTTTTTTCTCTAGAGAGCTTTCCTGGTTTACCTTGAAATATAAAATAATTATCTGGCAAGCTGTATGCTTGATAAAATAGCGCAATGGCGAGAAGAATGTCTTCTCGACGTACATTTAGCCTTTTAAGCTCGGGGCGCTTCTCTAAATGTTTATCTCGCATAATGTTGTAAAAGTCGATACCTTCCCTGAGCGCTCCAACCTGATCGGTGCGGCGCTTGGGGCCCCGGGGGCCTCGTTCTGTATCTTGAAAATTATACGTTTCTTTGTCTGGCTCAAGGTCTTTAAATAAATTAAATATTGCTCCTAGTTTTCTTTTAGCCTGCGGACTTTTAAAGAATGCGTCTTGTATCATTGGGTTTTTTGAAGCGTAGGTTTTTGCTTCATCCCAAAAATCTTCATAATCAAGATCTTGGCGCTCTTTTTCAGGCTCTTCCTCTCCTTCAGGTTCTTCTTCTTCGGGCCCGGGCTCGGGTTCTTCCTCTTCGGGTTTAAGATCTTCGACTCCTGGAATATCTTGGACCGCTTCATCTGCGCCCCGCGTCCAGTCCTCGATCCCGGCGAAAGGCTCTTCCTCTCCTTCAGGTTCTTCTTCTTCGGGCCCGGGCTCGGGTTCTTCTTGTCGATCATCCCACCAGTCATCCCACTCCTCTTTAGCTGCCGCGGTACCGCTTGATATTAAAAGCTCTATCCAGTGCTTCTGAAACTTTTCTTGAATATAGCCGGCAACCTTTTTTGCGTCAGGGACGCTTAACGGTAATCTAGAAGAGGCAAATTCATCTAGGCTCTTTTTCGTCATCACGGCGCCGTAATCGTCGTTCTGGCCTTCTTGTTTTGTTATGGCAGAATAAATTTCTATAAATGACCATATATTTTTTGTATTTAGCAGATCTTTATCTGTATATTCTGGGGGGCCCCACGCTGATTCTTCTTCTCCAGGCGCAGCCTCTTCCGGCCGTTCGGGCGTGGCCTCGGAAGGCGCGCCGGCTTCATCTACATCGGGCATTTCATCGATTAACGCTGCCAACAATTCTGCTCTAGAGCCGCCTTCTTCTGCTGCTTTCTTCCGAAGCCAGCCAACGAGATAGCCGCCGGTGACGGCGGCAATGCCGAGAGGTACCAAAACTGTAGTAGCTAATCCTGCAGAAGTCACACCGGCAACGAGAGCTGTTCGAAATGCAATGCTCGTGGCAGCGTTAGTGACCCAGCCAATTGCTGGTCCGACACCCTCACCGGTAAGCTGGAGATCCGGATGCATTCCTGGACCACCGTGGTCTGGGCTTGCCAGTTCTGGATTTACTCCTCCCTGGGTTACACCAAATACTTCCTGTAGGGGGGTACTGGGAGGTAGTGGAGTTGTTCCATCCGGAGCGCTAATGGCTAATTTCCAAGTCTCCATAAAGGCGTCAGAACCATTAGCGCCTAGTTGTGCATAATATTCAATACCGCCGGAACTGTCAATTGCTGTCTGGAGTTGTCCCAAGGTGGCAGTCGGACCCATGGCGGCCGGGTCTCCGCTCGAAAGGAATCCGACTTCGGCCGTAAATGATCCTCCCTCAGATGCCGTTAATGTTGCCCATTCATTTGCCACGCCCTGGCTCTCTGGGACATCACCGGCGCCAGTGAGCCAGTCGTAAAACCAACCGGCATTCAGCAGAATACCGGCGACAGCAGCAATCACGCCGCCTTTCTTTAAGAGTTTTGGTAGCAAATTACTTCGCAGCAATTTCATAGTTTCAGACCCGCCGGCCTGGGCTAATCCGCCCTTTTTTCCAGCCTGTGTGAAGCGGCCTTCTTTTTCTTCTTCTAGCTTATATCTAAACATTTGACCTAGCTTATGATCGAGAAAATACTTTAACACTTCTCTTAGATTTCCAACAAGCTCATTAGCAGCGGCTGCGGGAAACCCGCCGTTTTTAACATCCGCAACAATTGAATCATAGACCGTTCCAAATTGCAAAAGAATTTTCATAAATTCTTCTGAACCCAGTATGTTTGGGAAGTCTTTAGGCAGCTTTTTGACCAAATCGCCCCAAATCAAATTATCTGATGCTTTTTTAAGTGCTGCTAAATATTTCTTCTTCGCTTCTCTCTCGTGTTTACGCAAACCGAAGAAAGCATGCTTACCACCGGAGCGGAGTTTACCATGGCCGGTCGCTTTCGAAAGTCCGTACTTGATCTTATCCCAGAGGCCCGCTTCTAATAACAATTGTGCGAGCTTTTCTTCTCCATATGTGAGCTTGATAAACTCTTTTAAAATAAGGCTATCAAAATCTTCTTTTTTGGCAACAAGCTTTTTGTGCTCGGTGATAATATCACGATTTAGCTTTAAAACTAAAAGCTCTTCGCGAAGAATCTGTTCTGCCAGAAGCCTATTCATCTTCTAAAACCTCGTTCAATAATCTATTGATCCGATCGGCTTTAGTAAATACTTTGTTTTTGTAATCTTTTGCTTCTTGCATCATAAACGCATTCGGAGTAGAAGGTTCGGAGACAAAATCAAAACAAATTAATTGAAAGTCATCTTCTACCATTGTTTTACCTGCGCTTTCTGTTACAGAGCCCATGCCGCGTGACGAGATGCCAAGTTTAACACCATCATTTACAAGCTCTTGGAGGATTTTTCCGGAGGGAGTATTCAAAACTTTGACCTTTCCCATTACGTTTTTGTTGTCCCACCATACTTCTGTGATCATGTGTGACGCATTTCGAAGATTAATAACCGAATCTTCGGGATGGTCGAGTTCTCCTAAAGCTCTCTTTTCTTGTACAAGCTTTTGGTAGTTTTTCATCTCGCGCATTAAAATACGGTGCGGATAAACTCTGCCGTTCCCATTTTGAATATCTGCTTCTTGCAGTTTTCCAGACAAAATCATGCCGCCGGCTGCCACATACCTCTTTTCTTCTTCAGTTAAGAGATCTTGACAGACGCCGCCTTCACAAAGTTCATAATATTCTCGTAAAAGCTTTTTGCCCATGGTCACGATCCTTTACAGCATCGTCTTACAGGTTGTAGCATCCATTTATTTGTCCAGAGATCTATGTTCATTTCTTTCTCTTAGACCTCGCCTTTTTCTTGCTTTCTTCTAAACCCTTTCGATAAGATGGCGGATTGCGCTGGCGTTCTTTAGCGCGGCTGGCAAGATCCGAAGAGCCGCCGGCGGCAGTTTCTTCTGCCGGATCATACGGGATACCGGGAAGTATCTCGGATCCTGTTTCGGGGGATCCGGCTTCGCGTCCTAGGACTGCAGTTAGCTTGCTCGAAAGCATGTTAATCCATCTCGCAATCTCGCCGCTGTTAATGTTGGTCTCTTTAGCTGCCGCGGCCATCTGGTCAGAAAGACTGACGATTGTGGCGCGCTCCCTGGCATCCACATTAGATCTTAGCTCGGCTGCTTTGCCAGTGGCGCCAGAATAAACTTCGGCGCCGGTCATCTTGGCGCCCGTGCTGGTCAGCTTAGGAGCGCGATGGGGGCTATCAGTAAATCTGACCTGAGCCTCTTCCATCCCCTCTAATTCTTCTTTAATAATTTGTCTAAGTTGTTCTTTGGTTATTTTCATTTTAATTCTGTCTCCGATTGTTTATATATTTGTAACCCATGATCCCCAAATAGCATATTGAGTATGTATGATGTGCCCGAAGAAAGCCAACCTAAAAGGAAGAAATTAAATACAGTTACATCAAAACTAAATAGTTCTGTAAATGGAGAAAGAAGCATTAAAATCCAACCAACATGGAAGCCCATGCACATTGGACAACTTGCTAATGCTCCAAGCCTACCTTTCTTTGGTCTTAATCTCGAAAAGATCTTGCCATAGACAAGGATTTGTGTGAGCCCGTAGGCACAAAGTATGAATGTTAATAGTTCCATTTATATTCCTATAGTGTATACAAGTATCCTAATGCATATGGATCTCTAACATATCCAGGATAAATTGATCCCTTCTCTGCTTCATGTGGCACTTCGCCCAGCTCTGTAGAATCTTCCTTATCTGGGTGAATAAGCTCGTCATCAGCCAGCGAAATAATAGCTTCAGTAGATTCAAAGTATGGGCGCTCTTCATCAATAAATTTTGAGATATTAATTAGTGCCATTTTAGGGGTGCTTAATTCTTCTGTGGATGCTGTTTCCATTAACGCTTCAAAAGAACCATAAAAGGATCCTCCCTGAATACTTTCAGCAACAACAAGCCCTTTCTTACGAAGATGGGCAAATAATCTATTTTGTGCTCCATAAACCAAATCATTCATTGTTTCTTTTGGAAATGCAATAATTTTATTTTTAGTTGTAGATAAAACAATATCAATGTCGCCATGATCAAAAATCATAAGATCGCCATTCATGCTCCTGCGAATGTCCATCTCCAGGCGAACTTTCGCATCATTGGAGCCGGGCCCAATTTTAATTATTATCGGCATCTGTGGTGATTTCCTTTACGAGCGATTGTGTTTTCATTATAGTAAATAACAGTTCTTCGCTTAATGCTTGTTTTGAGAAAGAATTAAGCTTCTCAATTACTAGTTGTGTTTTTTTCAACATATCGTGATCGGCTGAAACTTCTTCTACATTCTTCGCTTTTTTAAGCTCTTCCTTTAATCTTGCTATTTCTTCATTCAAAAACACTTTTAATGCGAGAGCACTATCGGAAAAAGAAGAAACATAAAGTTTTAATAATTCCTTTTGTTCTTCTAAAAGTACCTTGTCGTACTTGTCGTTGAATTTTTTAGCAAAAAGATTGTAGACAGTCTGATCAATTGGATTATTCGGCATTGCATCGCGAGAAGCAAGAGACATATCTGAAACTATTTTAGCTTCTAAGAGAACTTTGTTTTTAGGACTCACCTTGTTGGAAAATAATTGTGAAATTGTTGCGAGTGCCTTATAATTAGGAACAAAATTAGAGAATATAGATGGAGATAGATCCTTATTAATTGTATCAATTAGCTCTGTTTGTTCATCAAAAATTTTATCATGATTTAATAATGCTCTTTGTAGTTTTGTTTCTTTTAATATTTTCTCCGATATTTGCTTATTCAAATTCTGATTAGTATATAAAGAACGATAACAATTAAGATCGCTCCTAAGAGCAGAATCGGGCTTAAAGTGTTCCCTAACAATCTTAATAACCTTGCTCTTTCTCTCTAAATCATTTTTTAATATCGCCAAAGTTGCTTCGCGAATTAACGATTCAAAAACAAAAGCAGTATTTCTTTTTTTATTATGCCTTATCTTCATCCGTATGCTCCATTAATAAATTCTCTTTTTTCTCCAAATCTTCCAAAAGCGTTTTCACCGAATTGTTAATCTTGAAAAGCTTGTTTTCTTCAGTTCTCTCTCTCAAACTATAAATAGATTCGTTTTCTTCATAAATACCTCTTGCGCCTGGAGGATTTCTAAGTGTTTGTATATCTCTCATTCCTGGTACAATATTTCTCAAGGTGCTAGATGTCTTTTCTTTCGCCCATTGGCTCTGGCGATGTCTTCTTGCGGCGCCTTGAGGCCGACGATCGCTTTTTACTGGAGAATATGCTTTTCCTTTAGATTTGGCAGTTATTGTTATTCGGGGAGAATTGCGGCTACCGGGAGGTACTGCCAATAAAGGAGATCCTCCTTCTTCTCCCGCAGCGGGTGCTGCGGCTTCTCCGCCTTCGGGGGGCATGCCTTCTTCGCCGCCAACGGCGCCTGCGGGAATTTCGGCTGGGCCGCCAAGTTCGGCGCCAAATTCACCTCCAAGTTCGCCGCCGAGGTCGCCACCTAGACCGGCGGCGCCGGCTGCTGCTGCGGCTTCGGCAACCTGTTGTAATGCAGCATCATGTTTACGATCATAATACATCTCACGCTGATTGCGAATAAATTCTTCGTGAGACATGCCGAAAACATGTTCCGTAACCCAGCGACGAGAAAAATAACCTTCTGTGGCTGAAGCTGCGATATCAAATTTCATTTTCCAGTGTTCGATTTCTTGCAGCTCTGCGATTTTTGATGGATTATTCAGAACAATATCAAAAGCAAGAAGATCGTCTCCTCTAAAGCCCAAAGTATAGAGGTGAATAATGCCAATTTTTGTTAATTCGGCTGTGATAACTCTTTGAAGTCTTTGAATTGTTCTTGCGAATCTAATATCTTTTTGCGCTAATGTGGTTTTATCTTCGGCGGCGCCTTCGCCCATTGCAAGATATGCTTGTGGAATCTTAAGTGCTGAAAATAACTTGTCGCGGAGATATTTAATATCATCGATTTGAGTAATATTTTGGGCGCCGGCAAGAGAAACGATATCTGTTGTAGAGCCCGGGCGAACTGGGATATAATAGTCTTCTTCGATTGACATCGGATTATAGCGCAAGTCGACTCGCCCAGTATCAGGGTTTACAACTGAATGTCTTTTAAGTTGTGTAACAATTTTCTCCATATATTGTTCAACTTCTTGTGGAGGAATGGCGCCAACATCAATCTTAAAAACTCGCCTTTCAGAAGAACGAACAATGCGATAGGCCATCATAGCGTCTTCCATAAGAATAAGTTGCCGCCAGATTCGGCGCGCTGGCTCCAGGATTGAAGTTCCATACGGCGCATATTTGTCATTTCCAAGAACGCGGAAATGTGCAATCTGCCAATTTTCAAATGTCATACCAGCAGAATTCCACTGATATTGAACGTAATTAGGATTGGTGGAATCTTGTCCTTCTAACCTTTCTAATTCTTGCACTGGGAGAGCGAGCACGGACTTAACTCCATATTTATCATCTACATCTAAATATAGAAAAAAATCACCATACTTACACATTGTGCGCGCCCATCCAAAAAGGTTATATTGAAGATTTAATATCTGCTCATAAAGAATATCTAGTACAGCTCTGATTTCTTCATTGGGGCACCTAATGTTGATCATTGGGCGTAAATCAGAGTGTGTTGTCATCTCGTCTGCATAGATATCAAGAGTGGAAGCAATCTCTGGGGTGTATTCCATTTGGTCAAAATCAACATATCTTTCACTTCGCCGCTGATTTGCAACCGCGTTAGTGGCAATCACATCTAAAGGACTATAAATCGACTTTTTAAACTGTTGACCAGACGCAGACTTAAATCTAGAGGAAAACTTATCTAAATGCTGTCTTCTAATTCTTCTTCCAGATTGTGACCGATAGCTAATAATCGGTCCAGAAAAAAGTCTTGTTAATGCTTTAAATAAACTATTTTGTGTGTTTATTGGGTTGTTATCGGGGGGCATTTAAAAATCTCACTTTATAATCCATTTGTACTGTTTATACATTTTGTCGGCTTCAGTCATTTTATCAAAGATATTGTCTTTTTTATAGCCCTCTTGACCGGCAATTCTTGTATTAAATGTTGTTCGTGAAGTGATAATTGCATCAACAAAAGCTTTTTGATAATTTAAATCTCTAGCATTTGCTACCAATGCTGTGTCTCTTACCCAGCACGCAATAGCTAATGCCATAATTAAATCATCATTATATCCTTTCATTGCTTGTGGTTTTCCATTTTTCCAAATAAAAGTTTTCATCTCATTAACTATACGAGAAGAATATATGGTAATTAGTTTGTTTCTGATAAACTCCTCTAATTTGGCAACGATGAGGGGGCGCGTTTTCATAGATGTTGTAAATCCGGGAACGGCCGAGTTTCTTATTTCTGCTTGATGTTGCTCAATATATTCGTGAGTTGATTTGATTGAGTGATAAACATTTGGATAATGGTATTCGTTGATAAGCTTATCTAATACAGAATATCCTATATTATTGTTCTCGACCACAAGCATGCAGCCGCCAAATTCTCTGCCAACACTGTTTAACATATTCGCAAACATATCGATCGTTGCCTTACCTTGATATTCGCCTATGATTTCTAGCGTTTCAAGTTTAATGATGTGAAATGTAGAGAAATCTGCGCCGTCACCACGCGATACATCGGCAACCATTAAATAACTGCAGGTTGGATCAAATTCTTCCCAAATCCAAAAGTTTCTATCAAAGCCTGTGCGGTGTTTAGGATCTTTAATTGTAGAAAGCATCCATTCCATGCAATCAGGATCGATGACGGTTTCACCAGATGTATTAAAATTACACTCAAGCTCTTGCGCAATTTGGCGCCGTGACATATTCTTGGTTTCTTTCTTGTACCATGCCTCGTTTCTTTCTGGGTGGACTTCCCATCGAAGAGTTGTTAAGTTAAAGTTGTTTGTTCTAGCATCGGCATCTGTACAGGTTTTGTGAAACCAATTTCCCACACCATTTGGCGTTGAAAGCGCAATGCAGCGGCCGCCCGTTGACAATGTGGGATACAATCCGGTCCAAAGCTCTTCAAGGTTTTCGATGTGTGCGGCTTCATCAAGAACCAAAAGCGACAAAGCTTCTGAACGACCAGCATCGCCAGAAGTTGAAGCCGCTTTAATTGACGATCCGTTAGAAAGCTCAAAAGATGTACGGTTATCAACGCTAATTGTCGCAATTTTTAGCCACTCTGGGACATTACGCATGATACTCTTGACCTTTTTAACCAAGTTTCCTGCTGTCGCAAACTTTGTTGCCATAACAAGAATAGCTTTATCGCGATGGAACAACATCATCCATACGATGTAGCCAGCGGTGATCGTTGAGATTCCGAGCTGTCGTGCTTTTAGAATAACGTTAAAGCGATAATCATTAAACTCGGTAAGAAGTTCGTCTTGAAAGTCGAAGGTGTTAAACAAGATAAGCCCACGCAAAGGGTGCGATATTCTTGCGTAGTTGTTAAGGAAGTAGGAGGGGTCTTTTCCACACTTAAGAATCTCTTTTACTTTTTCTTGTTTGGATAGTTGAAAACTCATTAATCATTGTGCGTGTTGTTGAATATTGGCGTCTGCTGTTAATTTTTTGTAAAGAGCAGCCAAGGCATCAGTTATCATTTTCCCGTCTATTTTTGTATTCTTAACAGCAGTTCTAATATCGCCACCGTGTGCTATAAAGCTATCCCACAATTCAACTAGTTCGCCCAAGTTAACTTTATTCCACATTTTTATTTGCTTCCACGGATGGATGTTAACATTTGCGGGCTGGGCAGCGGTCTGAAATTCAGTAAAATGAGGAGGAAATCCCTTCTTCTCCTGCGCTAGCGCTGTGGTCCAGTTTGCAAATGCTTCGGTATCCTTTGGATCTTCTGGCCTTCCCATGCTTAAAATTAACTCTCCCCATTCTTTTGCTGGCATCGGTTCTCCGGTTTCTGGATGAGTATAGGGGGTTCGTGAGCCGCGGCCGAACATTCTTTGAGTGTCGTGCGAGCTTTCTGGATTAAAACCAGCATCACGGAGCTTAATATTTCGATCGGCGCGGGCACGCGCGGCTCGTCGTCGGCGCTGCCGATCCATGGTCGCAGCACTTTGGGCTATAGCTTGCGGTGAAATATAAGGGCCTTCTTTTAAGAGTCGCTGGTGGTTTTCGATCATATAAATATAATATTCTTGTCGGATGATCTCGTTAATGTTCTCTTTAAAGCCCATCACGGGGCGATCGCCTTCGCCGCCACCGGGCTGATAATCAGTTGGAAAATCTTCTTCTGGCTCTTCTTCGGCGCTAGCCATTCTTTCGGCTTCGCCTTCTAAGGCGCCTTCGCCATACATCTGATCAAAGACGGCTCCAAAGATCTCGGAAGTATCGACAGAATCTGTTCCTTGAAGCATTGCGGCAATAGCGGGCGCGGCAATGTCGAGAGCAAGCTCCTCTTTAATAACTTCCTCGGTTATAATCTCGCGCAATCTTTCAAGGGTGATTTTCACTTTTCTTTCTCGGAGCCTTTCTTTCGCTTATCGTTGGGAGGGCGCTTGCCCCACCCTCCTTGGCCAAGAAATTTTTGCCAACTATTTTCTAATGTATTTTCTGAAGGTGTCGCAACTCGCATATCCTCGGATAGGCCTCCAATTTTATAATGTTTTTTGGCAGTCACCCAAGAGCGTACACGAGATGTACTTTCAACACGCATATCAACTTCGCCTTTTTCCGTCAATGTAATAGCGCGGCCGGTAATATTTTTATATTCTTTTTTAAGAAAAGATACAATATCAGTCATACGCTGGTCAACGTCACCTTCAAATCCAGAAGCATATACTTCTTTTAGCGTTACTTCGGAATGATATTTAAGGCACATCATGTCTCCGTAAAACACCACATTAAAGCCATCCATAACTCTTTTATCAATAAGAGGAATGCCATCTTCTCTCTGAAGGCCGGCGGTTAATGCTTCGCCCTCTTCTGTGTAGGCGCCGTCATAAACATTAGCGGCGGCCTGTGATAATCCTTGTACGATTTCATAAACTGTTGCCATTTTTAGGTCTCCATCCTTTTAGCCATCTTTCTTCTCTATCCTCGACATATTGAATGTAACACTTATTGCAACAATCAAACTTGACTAGGCAAACATCATCCATAGATTTCTTTGGGAAAGACCCGCAGATAGGACAACATTTCAAAGATTCTCTATTAAGTAGTTTTTTTGAGATCTTAATCCCATTAACATCTACTTTTTCTTGCCACTCTTCACTCTTATATCGTTTTTTATAAAACTCTCGCGATTGTTGAAGATATTCTTTCTCTTTGTTCTCGTTCCAGTTTCCTTTCGGATTCTGGATTGTTTCTTTGCCATACTTTTCTGCGATAGCTTTCTCTATCGCGGCAATCTTGTTTGGATCATTGCTCATTAAAGACTCGGTATGCAGCATAAGTTGTCACAACTCCCGCAGCCACACCGCCAGCAAACCACCGCCATTTATTATTTGGCGCCTGTGCTGCGATTGCTTCTTGTAGTGCAAGAATTTCTCTGTCTTTTTCTGTTATGCGCAATTCATATTCTTTTAGCATCGAATCCAAACGAATTTGAAAGTTCTGCCTTTCGAGATGAAATTCGGTTGCTTGTCTATCTATTTGATATTCTACTT